GGCGGCCGGATCAGCGAAGGCGCTGACATCGGCATTGGTGAGGACGCCGTCGAACGACGGGTCGTTGTAACTGTCTGCCTGCCAGCTAAATACGGAGCCATTAGATAGGTCTGACCCCTTCTTCGCCATGGAAGAAATGGGCGTATTTTTCGCATCGACAACAGAGATAACATCGGCGAGGTCTTCACGAAGACCGACTGCCGGGTGAACAAGTCCTTGGGACATAGTGTTGTGGTTTTTCTAAGTGTTAGTTTTGGGTTTAGAGCAATCCTTCGGAGACGAATGCCTCAATGGCGTCCATCGAAACATCTCCTGACAGGATGCGGTTTTTGGCAGCGGTGCTACCTTTGGTGGCAGACTTAGCGGTGCTGACCGGCTTCACAGCGGCGGGCGGTTTAGATTCTGACTTCTTGAACGAAACCTTCTTCTCTGCGGCGGCCTTGGCAGCCTTGGCGTTTTGCGAGGCCATGAGCGCCTGCTCGCCATACAGGGCAAGGCCGATCCAGTATTCATGCTGCGGGATGCGCAGCAGTTCGGGGGCCTGCTTGACCGTAGCCTGATAGGCTTTGTTGAGATCCGTGCCGGCCTTAAAGAGATCGGGGAAGATGTTCTTCGCCGCCTCGACGGCAGGGGCTCTTTGCGTGAGCCATGCCCTGCGCGCTGGCGCATGCACGGTGAGGATGTCATCGGACTTGATGAGGTAATCTTTGACCTCATCGCTACTGATGAANTGCTCCGANCCGTCCGGTTTCTTGATCGTGGCGCCGTCGCTATTCTGTAAGGCCCAACGCCTTACGGCTTGCGCGTTCTGCACCCGCTGCTCTAGGGCGTCTTCACTGTCCACATCGGCCAACGGGCTGTCGGCCGTGGGGGTGAGAACAGGGCGGGTGGTCTGGTTAAGCTGGGCTTCTAGTTCCGCCTTGGCGGCTTTCAGTTGCTCCAGTTCAGCCGAGACGGCGGTAGCCCGTTCTTCGGACTCACGCTGCTTGGCGACCAACTTGTCGATCCGCTTCTGAACCTTGTCCTTCTGGGGCTCGGCTTCAGTATCAGCCGGCTCCTCTTCGTCCGTTTCATCGGACTCCTCCTCCTCGGGTTCAGTAACGGGATCTTCACCGGACTCTTCGGATTTCTCCTCGGGGTCTGGGGTTTCGTCAGAATTGTCAGAGAGCTTTTCCTCGGATTCCGTTTTGTCCTCTGGCTCCTTTGCCGGTTCGGGCGTCATGCCCAAGTCGGCCAAAGCCATAGAAACTACATCAACGTCATCCGCCTTCGCTGCGACCGTGTCGGTCGCCGTATCTGTCGCCATAAGGAAAAACCCCTCAAGTGGTGCGCCAGCGCATTCTGGGGGACGGCGCGCAGGACCGCTGAACGAGACATGAAGCCTCACTTCCGCTTACAAATAGCACGCATTGTGACACAACGCAAGCGAAATGTTTTGCTTTGTAAATACATTCGCTATTCGGGAACGGCGAAGGTTAGGTATCAGAATCCAAACAGGCGTTTGAACCAGCGAATCCAGCCGGGGCGCATCTCGATGCATTCCGGTTGGGGCCGCTGCCAAAAGCCGACGAATCCATAGGGACCATAAACGATCCCGTTTTCGGCAGTCTTTTGCATAGCAGTCCTCCTTTCATGGTTAGTGGTTAGAGCGGGATCTATGCCAACTTGCTCGCTTCGGCGCGCTTGGCTTCCAGATCGTCCCAGAGTTCTTGCAGTGCGTTGAGCTGTCCTGCCGCATGGGCGAGGAAGCCTTGGTCTTTCGCTGTCGCCATGCTGCTTGCCAACAACACAGCATCGGCATAGCGGTCTTGGATGTTTAGCATGACGGCAAGATAGGCGGCCGGCGCCTGCTCGCGGGAGAAGGCGAGGGCGGCTTTCGTGTCGAAATCTTCGCCGACTTTATACATATCGACGGGAACGTGTTTAGTTTTTATCCAGTTCATTTGAGCAGTTTTATCCAGTAGAGAAGTTTGTCGGCGCTTATGACGTGCGGGGCGCATTCCATACAGCAAGGGCCAAGCTGCGGGTCTTTAAGCCAGTTGCGACTGAGGGGCTTCTCGCAGACCTGACACAGCGGGTGGCCGCCGGGAGCAACCTTCCAGTCGTCCGGTGGCGGCGGCTGTCGTCTGTCGAGTGTAGTCACGCTACCACTTCACCTTGTCCGCCCAGTAAGCTGCGCTGCCCTTGCCCTTGGCGATGTTCTTGGCGTGTCTCGCCTTGAATGCCTTGTTGCGTGCGCTGCCGGCTGGCGATCCTTTTACGCCTTGCTGGCCGAAGCGGATCAGCTTGCCGCCGACCGGCAGGGCATCGCCGCATGCTTTGACAACGTGGCTTTTGGTTGGGTGGTTCGGCGTGCGCTTGGGTTTGTTGCACGCCATGGATGCTTTGTTTGTTTTCATAAATTATCCGTCACGCCCAGCCGCGCGGCGCATTCTGCGGGTCGTGTTTGTGCGTAAGATTTAGCAGCCTTAGCGCCTCGTCCCGTTCCCGCTCTAGCCTGCGCGCAAACTCCACATCAACCACCGCCGTCCTTAACTGTCCCATCTGGTGGATCGTGTTGGCGTCTGTTTCTGGTGTGTCTGATTTCATGGTCTATCCGTCGTAGCACCCGCACGGCACATGGTGCGGGTCATGTTTATCGAGCCAGTCGAAGAGCTTCAGTTGGTTGTCGTCGGCTTTGACGATCTCCGACCACTTCACGCCAAAGGCCAAGCCCTCCTTCGGGCCTTTGACCTTGACGTTCTCCTCCAGCGCAATCGCCCGCTGGTAGTGTTCCGGCGACTGGTCGCGCAGGCGCAGGATCTCGCGCAGCTTCATGGCGGGGCAGAAGAAGCAGGAAGATTTGCCAGCTTGCGGTAGGCCGTGGCGGCAGATGGCATCAACGCACTCTTTGCGCGTCCACTGCCATTCGATGAGCGGATACCAGTAGTGCTCCATGCGCCCTTTCCCCAAGTCTTTGGTGGTGATGGCGCTTCCCCTGTGGCCCTCGGCAAAATCGTAGCCGATACATTTGGTCACGGACTTAACGCCGTTTTCGTCCATCCACTTGCGGACTCGTTTGTTTTGCGGCTCGACCTTGTATTTCATTGAGCAAGCCTTGAAGCCATAGGCAAGGGACGGCAGCGTTTCGTTTCGCAGGCAATCGCCCTCCAGCGATGTCTGTTCTCCCTTGTAAGTCTTAAAGACCGTCTCAATCGGCAGGCCAAACCACTCTTGGCACTTCTCGGACATGACGCGCAGATGCTCGTAGGTGTGCGGCAGTTCGCCGCCGGTGTCGGCAAAGAGGATAAGCGATGGACGGATGCCGCGCTCGCGGAAGCCGCATAGCATAGCAGTGCTGTTTGTGCCGCCGCCGTAGGCCACGATGATCGGTGCGTCCATTAGTAACTCCCGCCTCCTCGGGCCATGAGGATGTCGCCTTCGACGTTGTTGACGCCGGAAAGACATAAATAGCGAACCAAGTCAGGAAAGTCCTTTGACGCCCCCTTGGAAGAATCTTGGCCCGTCCATTCCTTGAGACAGTAGATGGTGTTTTTGCACTGCTCGGAGATGTAGAGCTTCGGTTGGTTGAGCGCGCTGAGAGGCTTGTCCCTGTCGTAATGCAGCCATGAGTTAATCATGGAGACACCTTCGTCAATGGTGTCGCCGGGGGTTGCTTGGAAGTCCATGCCTAGCTCGCCCATCTCCTCAATCAACGTGGTCGGCCGCTCTTTGGCCAAGGTCTGTGCGTTGCCGTAGCGGCTGTCCATCCACCGCTCAAATATCTTCTCGCCGTTCTCCACGCGGCGGATCTCTTCGACATATCGCTCTAGCCCGAAGCCGAAGTCTTTCTGCGCCGGCCCTTGGCGCCCGTCTGCCTTCTTGCCGTCCGGCTCTGCCCACATGCCGGGATAGCCAACACCTTCGACGTATTCGTCAGGGCAGGGCCACTCGCGGTAGATGAAACAGCGGTTGGCCGAATCAAAGATCGCCCAGATCATCGCCCAGTTACGGCCAGAGCAGGGATCAACAAAGTGGTAGCGGGTGCCGGTGGTCGGAATCCAGTCGTGCTTGATGACGTGGATGCGGTCGTTGAACAGCGGGAAGCGGTTGTTGATCGAGCGGGTAGGGACGCCATAGGCGCGGCAGAGGATCTTCTCTTTGGTCTCGTTGCGCAGCTCGGTCTGCATGCGCTCCCAACCGGCCCACGGATTGTCCTTGGTGTGAAAGTAAATGATCGGGCGGTCCTTGCGGCCAAGCTGCACGATGGGCACTTGGTCATAGCCTGTGAGGATCTTCTCGCCCTTGTCGTCCTTGAACTTTGGAAGCAGCTCGGCATCGACCGCTTCCACCGTGCGGGCGCCGGTGAGGTAGTCTTTGACCACCGGACTGTAGCCTTCAATCGGCGTGAAGGTGACGATGAGGACGCCGTTGCGGTCGAGTAGACGGAAGCGCAGGGTTTCCAGAAAGTCGATAGGCACCAACTCGTCGCACCAAGCTATATCAATCTCGCCGCCTTCAATCGTGCTGATGTCCTGCGCGTAATTACGAAAGACGCATTGGCTGCCGTTGGGGGCGACGAACTTGCTCTCGGTGAAGCCGCCTTTGACCGAGTAGGTGATATTGGTGACAGTGCCCTTGCGCGCCGTGCGCCATTCGCCGGGGAGATACTTGAACACGCGGGGCTGCTGCATCTCGATGCTGTTGGGCGCCGTGGTCTGGAAACACCATGCGACTGATTGCCGCTTCTCCCATAGCCGGCGGACCACTTCGCTCGCCGCCCATTCCGTCTTGCCCGAGCGGTTGCCGCCCATGACGAGCAGTTCCCGATGCGTCTCCAAGAGTTCGCTCGCCTTCTTCCAGTTCTTCGGCCGGTAGCCGTAGCGGAAGGGGTCGACTTTCTCTTTGAGGATCAGCTCCTCGCGCTTCATCAACAAGTCCCAACCCTTCTCCGGTCCCAAGGCGAGCAATGTCTCCTTGGGCGGGAGCTTCATCACCGGATGGGCGGTCGGCGTGAAGCGGCTGGCAGCGGACTTTTGTTTGGCGCTCATCGTGAAAAGGTGGTGGCAGCACCCCCAAGTGCCGCCACCGCGCATTGGCAGAGGCATTGCGTTGCGCACGGCCCCCTACGGGCCATTGTTACGCGTCCTCTGTTCTCCTTTGCGCAAGTGTTCATTGGTCTGCGAGGTTCACCCACGTCACGCAGTCCAGCGGGCAAAAGTAAAACTCCTGCGTGTAATTGAGGTAGCGGCTGTCCGTGCGCTTCTCGACCACCCAGCGTTCACGGCTCTCGGCTTTGACAATGGCGGCGTGGGTCTTGGCCTTGTTCAAGATGATCCACGCATACGGCTTCGGGCGGGCGAGGTCGTAGCTGTGCCGTGAGCAGACGATAAACTTGTCGCCATGCGGCCAGTCGCCGGCGCCGGTGAAGTCGATGCCGCGTTTCTTGACCTCGATCCGTTGCTGCAAATACAGGTCGCCGGAATCCGCGTGCTGCTTCCACTCGCCGTGCGTCTTGCTCTTGGTCGTCGGCGTGACAACAACATGATGTCCCTTGTTTTGCAGCCAGCGGGCCGCGCACCAGACGGCGTCATGCGAGGCGTCCAGATGCTTCAAGAACGTCTCATGGTCGGCTTGGTCGGTGTCGATCATGTGTGCGGTTGTTGTGTGTTGTGTGCTGTCGCTCTATGAAAAAAGCGAATCGCGGGTAGCAACAATGTTGAGCTGGCCGCCGGATACGTTGGGGTGCTTGCTATCGCGTGCGGTTACAGCATGAGCGATGTCGGCAACGAAGAGTCCGCACCCGCCGTTGACGTGCTGATCTTCAAGGCCCTGTTTG